TAGCTTTTGGATATTTTCTGGAAGTGCTTGACCAGTAGCCTCAGCTTTTTCTACAGCTTCCTCTACCTCTTCAACTAAATCTTTCAAAGCCTCGTTCGGCTCGTCATCAGTAATCTCTTCTAAGACGATTGACTCTTCTTGTGCTTCAGCTTCCGGCTGTACTTCTTCTTGTTCTTGTACGGGCTCGGCGTCTTCATCGCTTCCAACCACTCCTGCGTCGTCAACTGTATCATTTGCAACTTCCGCTGCTGCTTCTTGGGTTTCATTTTCAACTGGTTTGTTTAAATCTACTTTAATGACGCTGTCGTCTCCAGCAGATTCAAATTTAGTTTCATCAACTACGCTAGTAGTCTCTTCAATGTTTTCATCTTCTTGCATAATATAAAATATAAGTTAATAATTATCTAGGTTCAAAGCCACCTAAGTCAAACCCACCAAGTACATCATTACCTGATGATTCAAACTTTTTAGGTGCTTTGCTTGTTTGTCTTTGATCTATAAGCTCGCTTTGCTGCGACGCTTGTATTCTAGTTCTTTCGTCTTTTCTATCTTCTCTTTCTTTTTCCCTGCCTTGAAGTCCTTGGGTTTCTAAAGACTTTAGCTGCATGTTCATTTGAAACTCTAGCTGCATAAGTTCTTTTTTAATGTCAGCTTCTTCTCGAAGTTTTTGAGTATCTAACTGAGCTTGCATCTGCGCTAGTTGAGCTTTTGTTTGAGCCATCATCTGCTCCTTTTGAGCTTCAAGCTGAGCAGCGTTTTGAGCGGCCTGCGTGTTAGACTCAGTTTGCATCCGTATGTTTTCTTGCTGAATCTTTCTATCTTTCTCTTCTTTTTCTTTTCGTCTAATCTTTAGCAATTGATTAGCAAGGCTAACGTTTCTTATCTCTCTAATATCGATAGCATCTTCAAGATCTATGTTTTTTTGCTGCAAGGCTTGCTGTATATTATTTTCAAGAAGTTGTTTTTCTTCTTCATCTGGTGCTAGCTCTAAAAATATACCAAAGTCGTACAAGTGAAGATCTGACATTTCTTCAAGGGTAGCTACGTTATGCGCGCCAACAGCTTGAATAAACGCGTCTTTAGTTGGAGAGTACTCTATAACGTCTGATATTCTAAGTGATAAAGACTCCGCGACCTCTGCTGTTAAGTATAGTCCTGACTGTAATATATGTCTTGTAGCCGTGTTGCTATTAGCGGCGGCTAGCTTTTGAACGCCTACTAAAGCGTTTGAATCTGGAGTAGAACCATCTCTAGCTTCATTAAGCCCGGTTGTATCTCTGATCATCTGCAAGTAGTAGTTATAGTTGCCTATTAAAGCTTGTAGCTTAGCGCCACTACCACTATTTTTAATTTCTTGTATTGGAACTTTACCAGGATTCATGTCTCCGTCGGCAGTCATTGATCTACCAATAACAGAACCCGTTTGGAAGAACATGTTTAAGGCTTCTTGAGGATTGTAGTTTGTTCCGTTACCTAAGTCTATTTCAGCTAAACCATCAGCGTCTAAATAAACACCGTCAGGTGTCATTCTAGACATTACCTGCTGTATCTTTAAGTGCGTCAATTGAATCATATCGGCAAAACCTGTAATTCTACCAACTAAAGACTCAATTCGGCCCTTGTACATGCGTGGAGCTACAATAGAGTAGTTCATTTTTACTTTAGTGTAGTCGCTTTTAGGACGCATCATGTTTTTGGACATTTCCCACTTTAAAAGTTTTTGAGCCCCTATAACGTAAGCGCCTTCATAAAGACACTCTACATTACTTTGTATCTTTGAAAAACTTGCGCTTTCATCTTCTGGAGGATTAAAAGTGTCATCTTTTTCAATAGCTTTTTCTAACCCAACCGCGGTTTCTTTTATTTTATAAACTTGATTCATATAAGTTTTATAGTCAAAATATAAAACTTTTATTTTATTATCATCTCTGTTTTTGTTTCCAGAATAATTGTCGTGGTTTTCGTAGTTTTTCTTTTGTATTTCCTCTAAATCTTCTTGAGACAAGTGCGGAAACTGCTTTGCCAACTCGTTAATTGGTATTTCTTTTACTTCTCCAGCGTAATATATATCGTCAAAATACGGAGACTCAGTGTACGAGTAAACTAGATCAGCAGGATCTACGTAGTCTATAGTTACGCCCTCAGATGTATTAAAACTTGTCTTTACAGCTCCAATACCTAAAACAGTTAAATCGTAATAAAATCTTTTTTTAATAAGATCATACTTGTTGCCGTCAAATAGTACGTTTAAAGCTTGCTCTTCAGCTAGTTCAACAGCCTGCTTGTAAGTTAGCTGCATGTGTAGCTTTAACTCTTCTTCAGACTTGGGTAAAGCCTCAGGATCGTTTTCGTAAAGATTTATACCAAAAGATTCGCCAACAAAATCATTTAAGTCTTTAGTCTTCATGTCTCGAAGCAAAGACTCCATGTATTCAGTACGTTTTTGCACCCCAAACGGATCTTGCGAATAAGCTTTTATGTCGTAAGCTTTGTCAGCCATACCATTGACAACAATGTCAACAAACTTAGGTATAATAGGCACAGGCTTCCAATCTAGGTTTAAGTAGCTTAAGTCACCGTTAATAGAAAGCTCGTCTTTATATTTCTGTATTGATTGCTCGCCTCTCGCGTACAATCTAAGATTGTGGAAATTTCTTTGGTTATGGCCTTGCATGCTGTACGAACCTCTTCTAGTAGATTGATTGTCACCATACCATTCGTGCTCTATAGCCTTAGCGACTTTCATACCATAATCATAACTCACCTTCTCAATGTCGCTAACAACTTGACTTGGAAAATTCTTGACTGAAACTGTACTAGCCATATTTAATTTTTAATTATTTGCGAGGAATAGCCGTCGTTTGAATATCTAGCTATACCTAAATTTATTTTTTGTTTTGTCCTATTAGCCGTTGGCTTGTACAAATGTCTATTACAAGCCATTATAGCTAACCCACTGCTTATCGACGCGTCATGCTTTGTTCTTTTGTTTATGTCAAACTTAGCCCAGTCATTTAGCGTCTCATTAAAATACATGCTTCCATACCCTTCTTTCAACTGTCCAACGTGGTCGTTTATATACATTTCAATCGCGGCGGCGTGAGCCTGTTTTATATCCTCACTAGAGTTTGGCATACCACCTATTTCTTTCTCAGCAACAGACAGCTTATTCCAAACTTTATCTGGTCTATTCATACTAAAACCTCTATACCCTCTTCTTTTAAAGTAATATAAAAGTCTTGGCTTGTTGTTCTCTGCTAATATTGGCATGCCGTAAAATATGCAGGCCATTAATATATCCTCAAAGAATATTTCAGCGGTTTGTGGTCTAGCAATATACTCAAGAAAAAACGTGTTAGCTGGCGCTGACTCCATACTAAACTTAGTTAGTCCATGAAGAGATCCGTTGGATCCTCTACCATCAACAGTACCACTAATATCATAGCTATCGCAACCAAAAGCTCCAACATGTTCGTTTCCTGGGTATTTAATTCCATTTTTAAGTATCACTCTATTTTGCAAATTTCTATCTGGAACCCAGCTTACTTTAAACCTACCGTTAGGGTCAGGGTTAAAAACAACTTGAGTATCTTTAACGCCACCTACCCATTGAAAACTACCTTTAGTAACCACGCTTGAGCTAGCGGAACCTTCGTTATAGTCTATCTGCTCGTATATTTTAGCAAGATTAAACAAGCTATTTTTTGTTTCGTCTCTAAATGCATGCTCTGTAGTTCTTGGAAACTGACGGTAAAATTCATTTAAAGCATCTTGATCTTCTTTTAAACCATCCACTTCATTTTCCCAATGATTTACAACACCTACGTCTATTAATTCACCGTCTGGTCCATGAACATCTCGTCCTGGAGTAGTGAAGACAGGTCGTCCATGCTCGTCAATAAATCCTTCAAAGTTCCATTCCATTGGAATAAACAAAGCATATAAACCAGATTTTGTTTGGCCATTTCTATTTCTTTTTGTGACATCGCTGTCGTTATATAATTTTTTAAAGTTACCACCACCTTTATCAAGAGCGTTGCTTGTTGACCCCATCATACACTTACCGATAATCCTACTACCTAGTCTAAGACAAGTTTTAGTTACCCGCCAGTTGTTAAGTATATTGTCAGGCCTTTCCCACTTACCACTTTCATCGTGAACTAACAAAGAAAGCTTTTCACCGTCATAGCTGTTATCACCTGTATTTTTCCAATCAATAGTAGTGTCAAGTCCAACCAGCTCTTCTTCTTGTTCGTTCGTAGTAATTTTTCTACGCGTAAACTTGCTAGCAGGAACCCTATAAGCAAGTTCACTTTTAGGTCTGTCCATACCGTCTTGTATGGGTTTGAAGAAGAAAGGATAGTTAATAGATATTGGTACAACCTTGTCGGTAAACATTTTTTTAGCATCTGATCCTGATTTTGATAATATCCCATATCTAGAGTCTGAAGATATTGTAGCTTGATTGACTGTCTCTGCTGAGCTCATGAATGAAAACCCAGAACGCCTGTTTTTAAGGTAGCACATGCCGTAACACCTGCTATCAGCTTTGCAAGCCTCCCAAAACAAAAAGAAAAGCCTATTAGCCTCACGAAAGTCTGGAGCACCAACATCTATTTTTGACCATTGAAGGTACATATAGTGAGTTCCTGTAAGATAAGTTGGAACGCCAGCATTTTCAAACCAAAAACCTTCGTCTCTTCTTTTGAATTCTTTATCTATGTAATCGTACCATTGTTCTTTCTGCTCTTCTGGATATGCTCTCCAGTCGAATATGGTTTTTATTTTCTTTAAAATATCAGGCTTAGGTATCTGCTTCCACTTACCCTCGCCGTTGCTATACACATTCGCAGGAGCCTTTGGTAAAGCTATTTTTAGACCTTGAATGTCGTAAATCTCACCTATTTGGCCAGTTTTAGACACAACAACAATATCGTGTTCTTTGTTGTAGCCATACTTCCACTTCTTGCTTTTGTTAAGCCTTTTTATAGTGTTAATCCTTATCGGCTCGATTATTTTATATAGAGACTGCTCGTAGCTCATTTAGATCTTCCTTCAGCAAATCCTTTAAACACGCGCTCTTCTTTCTTCTCAGATTCCTTTCCATTGAGTATCGCTTCTTCCTCTTGTATTCTGTTAAGTATTTCGAATGCATCAAATATAGCGAGTTTCTTCGTCGCAGCGGCGTTTTTAAGTCTGTCAGCAGTAATGTCATCGCCACTATCAACGATAGCCTCTTTAGCCACTTTGATGAGCTCTTCAACGGCTTTATGCCCAGCTTGGATTATACTCTTCTTCGTCTCCTTGATATTCATACTTAATTGTAATAAGGTTTGATTTTACTCTATAAAGCCTTTCGCCGTCAATGATAAATTCGTACTCACTACCCGGGTGAAAACCTATTAAATCTCCTTGTTCAACCGAGCCGTCACTATACTTAACTACACCAACCAAAGGCTTTTCTTTTTTTGTGCAAAATTCATCAGTAGATTTTAATGGCTTTACAAAGCAAAAACCTTTTAAGGGTCTCAACTTATTATTTCTTTTATACGCAAATATTTGGTCGTCGCTTATAAAATACATGTCTTCTTTGCAGTAGCTTCTACTGTTTTTTTCTACACCCCTAATATTATGCCACCTTCTAAACACGTTGTGATGAACAATTGCCGTGTCACCAACGCGTAGTTCTGAACTAATAGAGCTGGGTAAAGCTAAGACCTCAGCCTCTCTATTAATATATTGATGATTAAATATCTCTGTGTTAAGAATCAACTTCTTTCCATCAACATCTACAGAGTTGTTGTATCTTTCTCCTTTAGGTTTAACTATGTAGCTATATAAAGCTTTCACTAATACTCTAAGTTATACTCAACAGATACAGCCATATTTTTATTAAAATCTTTCCAAGGCATTACATCCTTGTTTTTCTTAATATATATACTGTATTTATCTTTTTCTTCTACAATATTGCTTATAGTGTGACCACCATACACCTCCTGCCCAACGGCATAATGCATGGCGTCAATTTTATAATCTTTACCTATTGTAATTTTACGAATTAGCTTGCTCATCTTCTGGGTAAGTTATAGCTCCAGTGTTAATGTTTACGTCTACTTTGCCGTATTCTTCTTCAAGCTGCGAGTTTAATTCAGACATTTTATTGTTAACCGCGTCTAGCTCGTGCATGTATCTGTGCTTTGTAGCTTCCAGGTTTCCTATCTCTAGCTTTAGTTGATTTGCCATCGATACTGTCTGTTGGATTTCTTTTAGTTGATCTTCTGTGATTTTTTTCTCTACAAGATCTTTGACTTTAGGAGTCTTTCTTTTTGCCATTTTTTTTAATTTAAGTTAATTTAATTAGTTTTATCTACTATTACTCTTTAATAGTATAAGTTAATTGCTTAACAACCTGAGGTTTATTACACCCCAGTTCTTGAAGACATTTCGTTTTCTAGTCTTGTTAGATCATCGTCTGACAAGCCGGTTTTAAATATAGCTAGTTCGCTAATGTAACCTCTCCAGTTCCCAAGATTACCGTCAATAGCGCCTATTTCATCTATTTGAATCGCGTGCGCTGGATCAGAGTCGTTTCTAGCCGCAGCTGTAAGATCTGTTACGTCAGTTCCATTGAATCTTACAACAACGTTATTATCTGGACCTGCCGACCTTGTCATGCTAAACATAAATTTTGTTCTAAAAGGAATATCTGCAGATAAATCAAACATTGTAGCATCTTCAGCTGACGTATCAGGAATTAATAGATCTATTCTATCTACGTCTGCTCCTTGAAAAAACCTTACAGCTTCATCACTAGCTTTACCTAGTAAGCCCATAGCTTCTTTATGAGAGGTTTCAAGAGAAGCTATTATGGTAAACTCATTTAACGTTATTGTTTGTTCTAGCTCAAGTCTTTCGTCGTCGTCACCATTAACGTTAAACTTAACTCTGTTAGTATCTAGCGTTGGCTGTCTTGAAGCAGTTGTTTGTAAAGCGTGGTTGTCGTTGCCGGACTTATCACCCCAACCACTAACATCATTACTACTTTCCGTTATACCAGTGTTAAACTTAAGCCAAAGCTCTAGATAAGAGTTGCCAGTTTCAAGGGCAGGACTATCTGGGGTATCAAAGTGTGTTATGCCAGTTCCTAATCCAAACATTAATTACCGAAATAACAGATTATACCACCATCAGCATCAGCTTGAGGTGTAACGCTTGTCCATCTACCATATATAACGCTTCCACCCTTAAACTTAGCGCCACTAAGCTGCAATCCGCCATCACCATGATCTTGGCTGTTACTACCAGCGTTGTCTTGTTCGTGAGCTGCTTGCGCTGTGTTAAAGTACATTTCAGGATCTTCAGCTATGAGAGCTGTTGGAGTGTTGTCTTGTATAAAGTATATAGCCACTATAACTTTTCCTGAAGGAGGAGTTACAGCTGTAGCTGCATCACAATAAGCGCTGCCAAGTTGTCCAAAGCCATAAGAAACTTCTGTTGAATTAATTCCCATAATTTTATTTATTTGTTTGTTCGTTTTTCTTTGAGCTTCCACCGAAGAAGAAGTCTATTATTGTATTTACTTTAGCACTCATAGCGCCAAATATTGTTGATATAAAACTTATTTCAAATTCACCTAGGTTTATTGACTTTGTGACAAAATAATTAAACATTACGAATGTTATGCCAAAATAAGCTACAGTGAACAAAGTTGCTAAAACCTTCTGAATAATAGCATCGTCTTTATAAAGATCACGCGCATCTTTGCGATCTTCAACTTCCTTCGCAAAAGCCTCACGTTCTGCATCAAGAAGTAGCTTTTTAATAGCAAACTTAGCTTCGTCGCGTTCTTTGTCTGTAGTAATAACTTTATCAAGTATACCCTCCGCATTGTCAACTACTTTACCTAGTATTCCTCCTAGCAAATTATTTATCATATTTTATTATTTTCCCAAGGTAACTCGTTGCTACCTTCTTGATATTTTTTGCCCGTATGCGGATCTGTTATGTACCCATTGCCTCTCGGCCACACTTGACCCATGTGATAGACGGCGTTGTCGTCATAAGTAGTTTTACCTATTTCCATATCTGTCTGATGCTGCATCTCGTGCGTAGCAACGTACTCCACCATTTCTTCAGGCACACTTACGTCTACGTATATTGATCCATCAGCATTGGCCTCACCCATAACACCATCACCAAGCTTTTTTTTAAATATCTTAGTGTTGCCTGAGTTTTTAAAATCTCTACTTTCGCTACCTAGTTTAAATGCCATTATCTCTCTGGGTCTTTAATCATATCATCTATAGCCTTGTTAAAGACTTTATCTGTGTATGTTTTATTATCGTAAAATACACTTCTTTCTGATGTTGGCATATCTTCTTCGCCAAGTAGTATTCTGTATATTCTACTTATTATCTGTGAGCACTTCATTGAAGTTTTATACACAGTGTATTTCATTGTCGTGCGGTTTCTTTGCCTCCAAACTTCTATCCAACCTTCACGCCTTAGTTTTTCCCACCGGTTTTTATTCCAGCTCATGGTATAAGTACCATCTATAAATTCATTTCTAGTAAACCGATTCTTGCAGTCTAAATATATTAGTAGCTCAAGCTCGGCATCTGTTAACCCGTAAGTCTTACAGACCCACTTTCTAGTGAGCCTGTAATACTTAAGGATTTGTAATTCACGTAAATCGTGAGAAGTTAATCTCATTTATTACGCTGTTGTTCTCCAGCAACCATAAATACCTAAGTCGTTAAGACCAGATAGAGAAGGACCACCAGCAAAAGTCTCTACGCCGTTGATGTCTAAGTCATAGAACGTTATAGCTCTGTTATAAACACCGCAGTTAGCAATAGCTTCCATTGTTTTAACAATATCAGGGTATTTACCAGCAGTGTGTATAATTCTAATTATATCTTCACTACTCGTGCCGTCCGTAGCTACAAAGTAAAGATCTGTTTGATCTAACGCTGTTCCGTCGTAATGCTCTCCAGCATAAGCTACTGGGTTAGCTCCTTTAAATCCGCTCATAGGGTAAGCATAACAACTAGATAGTTGTCCAGCAGTAGCTCCATTACCAGCAGCATCGTGTCTAGCTACTTGCTCCAGCCAAAGTTTATCGTTGTTTTGAATGTCATATCCAACTGCGCCAGAAGCTGTTATAATAGTTACTTGAGAAGTGTTAGCTACGTCGTAGTCTTGTCTTCTTAAAGCCGTCACATCGTTTGCGGCTGGATTAGCAGCGGCAGCAAAAGCATCTCCAGTTAGAAAGTCATTTAGATTGTCATTTGCTCTATCACCAGTTGTACCAGCAGCAGCTTTAATTACTATTCTATAAGCGTCAAGCGAAGTTGTATCGTCACTTGCTGTATTAGCATGGTCTGCTGGCAAAAGTCCAGCTGTAGCTAAAGTTAAAGAAGTAGCACTATCACCACCAACCTCTTGATCACCGGTAGCGTCTGATTCGTAGTAATAACCTTTTGTTCCAAAATATATATAAGGTGTTTTCATTTTTCTATTTTTTTTTAAAAATTATTATTAGTCTTCAGTAAATGTACTAGAAGCAAGAGTTTGGTTAGGTAGTTTAACATTGTTTAACAAGTCAAATAACACTGTAAAACCAACTCTACTGTCGTTATTAATTGCAGAAACCATATCATCGATTAAGTTTCTTTCTACTTTGTGATTAGCGGCGACAGATTTGTCGTCGTGCACAAACACTACTGTGTCTTCGTCGTCCACATCATTAGTACTTTGTACTAAAAGCGCAGTGGTCGTGTCATTTATACTTTCAATGCCCAAAACTCTATTCTGTGGAAACATGAACGTTTGATCAACAGCACCCATGCTTGTAAGTGTTGCTTGGTCGTTTACTATTAAGTATTTCATCTTTTTTTAATTTTTAAAGTTAGTTATTATGCGTCAACCGTTGTTATTGCTACAGCAGTACAAGAAACAGCAGTTCCCGTAGATGCGATAGCCGCGTAGTTAATATCGCTCATTGACGCGCCGTTGCCAGAACCATCAGCGCTAAAAGCAGTTCCTAAGTCGTCTTGTACAACTACAAAACCACCGTGAGGATTTGACATTACGCTAGCTACAGCTTTCATTACTTCAATGTGAGCATCTTCAGTGTGAGTCAGTGTGAACGAGTCAAACGACGGATCACCACCAATACCTAATTTAGACTTATCTTGAGCGTAAAATCTAAACACAGTAGTTGTACTACTAGGTGTCGTTGCGCCAACAAAGTCACTAGCTTTAAAAATAGCTTGATTACCCGTTGCGTACGTAGCATCTTCTGCCACATACATAAATAGCTCTTTTTCTTGAGCAAATTGTTTTAGAATCATAATCTTTGTTTTTGATTAATTAATAATTTGTTTAAAGATCTTGTGTTTAAAGTTTGCGGATTATGGTTTATGTTTAATCTACTAGTACAATATCACTTGCTCTA